GGAACCTTCACGGATACTGGCATCAGTATGAGTGGTAACCCAGTATCATTCTGTCGTACCTTCTTGGATAAGAACCTGTTCCTGCACGACGGTAATACCTTCTGGAATACTGTTGATGGAGTTACCTTTACTACTCCTGCCAAGCCTGCTACAGGAAGTTGGGTTCCGGGAGCAGTGTGGTTAAACAACTACGTCTATGTGGGCAATTCTACTAATAACTTGATCTATAGCTGTAACTCCGGAGACCCGACCAATTGGTCTTCTACTAGTAATATTGCCTTCTACATGACTACGGATACTCTGGTAGCACTGGCGAAGCATCTTAACTATGTTGTTGCCTTTGGTACCAAGAGTCTTCAGTTCTACTATGATGCTGGTACTGGTAATGGTACCACTGTTAGCTCTTTAGCTACTGCTGGAAGCTACACCTCTGAGGTAGGTTGCTGGGCTCCTAGGAGTATATCCTCTACGGATAACATCACTACTTGGGTCTCGTGGAGTGCTGCCCAAGGGCTGGGCGTACACATGTTGGACGGCACTACTCCAGTAAAGATCTCTACGCCTAGTATTGATAAGGTCCTTGAGGTATGGTTTGATTCTACCTTTACGTTTGGGTATACGTATAAGTTCGATGGACACACTTGTTATGTAGTTACTAACCCAATTAATCAGTTTACTCTTGTGTATGACTACTCTACCCAGAGGTGGTGTCAATGGACTTCTGTTCAGTCTGGAGTCGAAAGAGAGTTCTTGGGATCATTCTTTGCTCAGAGCAATACCCAAGCCCGGTCTTATGTCCAAGAGTACTTTACTGCTGATCTCTACCAATTGGCTACCTACGAGTATAAGGACAATGGGCAACTGATTAAGGTCAAGGGGATTACAGAGCTTATTGATATGGGTAGTACCAAGATGAAGTTCTTCCGTAGAGCAGAAATCGTTGGAGACCTTAACCCTGCTACTACCATTCAGCTTAGTTATACTAATGATGACTATAACACCTTTACTACTCCTCGAACTATTCCACAGGCTGTGGGTAATAGACCGGCAGTATATCAACTAGGCCAAGCCCGTCGTAGAGGGTGGCAGATGTTGCACCAAGACAATACTCCTCTTCGCTTAAATAGTATTGAAATTGATTTTGATATTGGAGAGTTGGAATGAGTCACATGAGCGAGAGTGCTCTTATTGAAGTCCTTACGAGTCCTGTTCAAGCTAAAATAGATGCATATGAGAAACTGGTTTCAGAGATGCCTCAGTACGACTTGCAGACGAAGCACTGTCCTTATGCGGGTATGTACGGTCGAAGTGTGTACATTGCTGCTGGTGTTACCTTTGTTGGGTCGTGCTGGGAGAAGGATCATATATGTGTCGTGGTGGGGGATGTTACTGTCACTACCGATGAAGGTACTAAGCGCATTACGGGCTTCAATATGTTTGAAGCCAAGGCAGGAGTAAGGCGTGTGGGGTATGCTCACTGTGATACATATTGGGTTACAATTGTCCGGACAGATAAGACGGACATTACAGAAATAGAGGACGAATGCACCAAGAATGGTCCTAACCTCCAAAGCAGGTTACTCAAGCTAGGCCATACTGAGGTGAAGAAAATACAAGGAGAATAACATGACGTTAGGTACTGTTGCTTCAGTGGTGGGTATTGCTGCGGGGGTTAATTCACTTGTGAATAGTCCTAGCGGTGGGTCCTCTGCCCAACAAACTCAACAAGCTGCTGACCCCTTTGCTCCCTACCGTGGGGGCTTGGGTGCTGAGTATGCCACTGCTCTTACCCAAGGGAATACCGTAGACCCTACCAAGATGCCGGGATACAGCCAGTGGATGAGTGGGGTACTAACTCCAGCCTTACAGTCTGTACAGGCTCAGGACGCTGCTTCTGGGAGGGGGTTCTCTGGGCAGGAGCAAACCGACCTCGTAAAGACTGCCCAACAAGGCTATTATGGTTTTATGACAGACTATATGAATCGTTTGGCTCAGGGTAGTGGTGCTGTCAATAACCCGGCTCCTGCTGCTAGTCTTGGCTTCCAGCAACAGCAGGCTAATCAGCAAGGTGCTATGCAAGGTCTTGGTGGCATTATGCAAGGTGCTCAGGGTGTCTACAATTCTTATAGCAACTATAACGCTAGTCAGAATAACCCTAACTACAGCAATGAGGGCTATGGTCAATATAACACACCTGATCCATATGCTGGTGCTACCCAAGACACTGGCGGAGGTTGGTTTGTCGGCGGTGCTGGTAGCGGTCCCGGTTAAGGAGAACTAAGATGCCTTTGCTTATGACTGACATGGCAGCGGGTAGTTCCGCTGTTCGACAGATGCAACAGAACATGCTAGGAGCCAAGTATGACGAGGCTAACATAGCTGCTGCTGCTGACGAGATCCAACAAAAGGACCAACAAGCCAAGCTTGAGACCCAACAGAAACAGTTGGATCTCAATAAGACTCGTCTTGCTAACATGGTCACTCAAGCTAAGGTTGATCTCGATAGCAAGGTGCAGAGTGCCATTGCTGAGGCCCAGAGTGATCCTGCTTACCAGAAGGCAAGTGAATCAGATCAGGCCAAGATGATTGCTAGTGCTTTAAATAAGGCAGGGGCTCCACTTGAGGCTTCTAAATTTAGAGAACAATCTGCTAAGGCTGAAGAATCTGAGAATAAAGCCAAGATCTCAGCTATGGAGAAAGCTGATGATGAGCTTTCTAAGGCCCACGCAACCATAGCTGATGCTTCTTCAGAGCAGATGAAGAAGATCATTGCTGGCTGGACTCCGGAGCAAAAGGCTGCTGTTAAATCTCAGATCCCCAACTATAACGAAGAAGATCCTGAACTACTCAAGAAGCAACTTGCTCGTCTCATGCTCAACGGTAAGGGCCAGAACATGGCTATGCAGATGGCTGTTCGAGAGCAGATGGAAAAGATGCGAGATGATACTAGACTGGATATCGCCCGAATCCAAGCTCAATGGGAGATCCAAGCTCGTCTGATTAGCCACGGCAACGGAGATAAGGAAAAAGATAACCAAGAAAAGGAACGAATAAAGGTTCAACAAAAGGTCTCTACCGAAGAACGTCTTGCTAAAAAGGAAGAGGACAAGGCTCACCAAGCTACTGAAGAAGCGGCTACTAAGTATCGTGCTTCTGGTTGGGGCGATCACTTCAAGAGTGCTGATAAAGGAGAGACTTGGAAGGCAGCAAAATCTTATGAGGACCAACTCAAGAGGGATAATGCTCAAAGATCCTTGGACCAGTATTTGGTCTTGGATCCTAGTCCCTTCAAGACTCAGATGATTGAGAAGTATACCAAGCTAATTGAGTCCTATGATAATAAGAAAGATCCTGATCTAGAGGATCTTAAGGAAGGTAAGAAACCAGAAGCAGACAAGACTCCTAAGTCACAAGCTGCTCCTGCCAAGGGAGAGACTCCTGTAGCCAAGGATCAAGCTGCTTTCAACATGACTTGGAGAACGCTTAAGCCCGGTGAGAAGCTCATTGGACCTGATGGTAAGACCTATACCAAGAAGTAAACATGGACTTTACTCCCCCTTCAGATGCAGTAGAGACTCAAGCCCCCTCTCAAGCAGGGGGTAGCTTTGTTCCGCCTAGCGATGCTGTAGAGACTGCTCCTCAACCTCAAGCAGGGGGTGGTAGAGGCTTTGTCAATCCTCCTCAGGGCGGTCCTACCACAGCCTTTAAAGAGACCCTTGCTAATGCCATTAACACTTCTAGTGGGGCAATGGTGGGCAGTGGGGGTGGTGAAGGTATTTTGTCTGCTGCATCAGAGATGCTAGGCTTTGGGGGATATGTTGCTGGTGGTCTGACTGGTCTCATTGGAGAGGCTCTCGGTATGCCTAAAGGCTATGCCGCTGATCTTGCAGAGCGCTCTTCTAAGAATCTTACTATCCAACCCAAGACCGAAGAAGGCAAGGCTACTAGAGAAGCCCTCATGTATCCTTTTGAGAAGATCTCTGAGTTTGGACAAGCTGCTGGTCAGGGCACTGTTGACGAGATGCTCAAGGCCAATGACCAAGCTATTCGTCATACTAAGCAGTTTGGTGCTCCCAAGTGGTTTACTGGCACTAAGGAAGAATATATCACCCGTCTTGAAGAGGATCAAAAGAAGATTGAAGAGGCTGCTCCTGTTGCTGGGGCAGTTGTTGAGAACACTTTGGGTATGACCCTACCCATTGTGGGTGGGAAGGCTGTGGGGAAGGTAATAGGCAAGGTGGATGATGTAGCGGACGCTGCCAAGACTCTAAAGGGAGAGAAAGCTCCACAAGAAGCATTCCCTCCCATGGATAAGAGTGCTACTCCTGAGGAGAAGGCTAAACTTGTCCAGCAGATCAAAGAAGGGGTAGAGAAGCGTAACCAATCCTCTCCCCTTGTCGAGACTGCTATTAGGAACAAAGAGACCGGTGAGATCGAACGGATGGGTCCCAAGCATGAAGAAGCTCGTAAGGCGGAGACCAAGGATACCCACGAACAGGGCTTCATGACAGAGCGTGGTCAGTTCCTTAATCGTAAGGAAGCATTGGAGCAAGCCAAGCGTACCAAGCAGATCCCTGAGGATCATACTCTAGACTTCCCTGAAGAGGGTCTCCACAGCGGAGATCTTCGTAGGGCAGGTAACAAATCCTTTGAGGTCAAGGAAGAGGAGAAGATCCCTGTTGGAGAGACTACTGAGGGTATGCCTACGGATAAGCCCCAAGAGAAGCCTGTAGAGGCTCCTAAGCCCGTTACTAGGCAAGAACACAAGGCTGCTATTGGGGACGCTGAGAACAGGCTCCTAAAGGCTTACATGGAAGATGACCATGAAGCCCACGATGCTATCAAAAAGGAGATCCAAGACCTTCATGACAACATGCCTAAGGTGGAGTTCAAGGACAAGGATAGACCTACCCACGAGGAGTTCCTAGACTACACTTGGGGAGCTAAGACTGTTGGGGAAGTCTATGATTGGATGCTCAAGGATGGGGTGGGTTACGAACACTACCGGTACCTTATAGAGCACCTCAACCAGTTCGAAGGGATCCGAAACACGGGCTTCGAGATGACTCCTGAGCAGTTGACTTATGTCAAGGATGGTAAGACTCGTAATGCTATTGGTCTTGCTTATGGGGGCAATAAGTATAGTCCTGAGGCTAGGGCAGGGAAGCAGAACCTCATCCAAGTGGGTAAGGGTGGATCAGTTATTACGTTCCTACATGAGTCTATTCATGCTGGTACGTCTGACTTCATGAAAGCATTTCCTAATCATCCTGCTGTTGTTAAGCTCAAGAACCTTTATGAAGAGGTTAAGGCAAAGGACTTAGAAAAGTTCTCTGAGCAGATCACGGCTGATGTCAACTCTGGAAAGATCACTCCTAAAGAAGCACAACAGAAGTATGATGCTTATCAGAAGGGTGAAGATGGGTCTGGCCGAGACTACGGCTTTACCAATGCCGATGAGTTTGCTTCAGAGTCTCACTCTAACCACATGTTCCAAAAGAAACTGTCTGGCATGGAAGTTGAAGGTCCTAAGCCGGGTAAGCCTATCAGTGCTCTCGATAAGTTCAAGGGCATCATTGCTGATATGTTCAAGATCAACAGGAAAGCTCGTAGTGCTCTTGATGACATCATTGATGCTACTAATGAGGTGATGAAGGGACAGGAGGAACACTTCCAAGCAGACAAGGCTATGCATGAGAGCGAGAAGGCTAAGTATGATGAGGCACGAAAGAGATCAGAGGAAGAGAACAGAGGTCCCTATCCCTCTGAGTCTGACTCCTCTGGGTCAGAGAAAGTAGATGAGGTCCTTAAGGATAAGGTTGATGTCCGTACCATCCCGGACAAGAAGACCTTCTTGGAATTGGCTACCGATATTTTCGAGAAGCACGGAGAAGATGCGGCTATAGAGTTCTTCGAGGCGTATAGTAAGGAGGTCAAGGAACGTCAGATTCCTGTTCCAGAGAATAACAAGGATCTGGATAAGAGCTTCCACACCTTGGATGGATTCTCAGTTCGAGATAAGTCCGAACAGATCATGGGCTACAAGAAGTCCACGGAGATGGGTATTACGGATGAAGATCGTAAAATAGCATTTGATATCTTGGAACTAGGTCCATCTAAGGGTGGCAAGGTTCCGGGTAAACTCGGTAAGATTCTTGACGATATTGCAGCCGAGAAGCTTGCTCTGGTCAAGAAGGCTAAGGCTATGGGTCTTAAGGTGGGTGAAGAGTTTACCTCAGGCCAGAACCGTATCCGTCTCTATGGGGTCAAGGACAAGCAAGGGAAGATCTGGCAGGAGTTCTTTGCTAACAAGACTCCTATGGGAGATAAGATTGCAGAGCAGGCCAATGCAGCCCATGAGCGTAAGGTCTTTGCCATTAAAGGGCAGGAAGGACGCATTGTCGAGATTCATCGCGTCCCTGAAGACCACACGATGAAATACATAGATGATCAAGGACAACCTAGAACTAGGGAAGTCAAGAAGGGCACCCAGATCTGGGAATGGACAAAAGACAAAGATGGTACGGGTACTTCCAAGAAGCTTATTGCTCACAGCGATGAATTAGACTTTAACAAAGAGAGTATCGTAGACACTCTTGATGGTAAGGAAAACATTCAACTCGAAGATGCTAAGGTTCATCACATTGAAAAACAGTCCCCTTACCGCTATCTGCATGATGCAGAGGCTTCTGCTCGTCTGTCTCTTATGGGTCTTCGTAAGTATGTTCGTGAAGCTGAGTTCTTCAAGAACCTTACTGAGTCCAAGATGTTTGATATCGTGGGTCATAGCCCTGACAAGCCTTTGGAGACTCTCCCTAAGGGATGGAAAGTTCCTGATAACATTGATAGGATCCCTCAGTTGAGGGGATGGCACTTTGATCCTAAGACTGCTGCCATCATCTCTGACTTTGCTAAGGTCTGGGATAACAACATGATGCTCAAGCTGTCTAACCAGATCGTCAAGGCCATCATGCTCAACCCGCTTCCCCACATGATGAATGAGTTCATGCACATCTGGAATGCTCGTGGTCTTACGGGTTGGGTTAGTCCTTCAGGCTTGTCTAGTCTTGCTAAGACAGGTGCTCAGGCTTGGAAGGATGTTATGCAGCAGACTCCGTACTACAGGGAATTGATGACTGAGGGTGGCTCTATCCTCGGTGCTACTCCTCGTAATGTCCTTTTTGACAGGATCATTGAGGCTGCATCCAAGGAGATGATGGGAGACAAGGGTCTTAATAGAAGCGTAGGTAGCCTTGCCAAGAAGCTCGGGACTAGTGCTGCTGATCTTTATAATGGCATCTCTAGGAAGAGCCAGCAAGCTATGTGGGTAGCTCGTGATGTCATGTACGTTCAGTATGTCCGAGAGATCCAGAACTTCCACCTCAAGCGTACTGGGGAGGAACTTAGTATTGGAGATGCAGCAGAGAGAGCAGGAAGGCACATGCCTACCTACCGTATGCCCTCAGAGATCTTGGGCTCAAGGACTGTTGCTAAGCTCATGAAGAACCCTAATGTGACTACGTTCTCATCCTACCACTATGGGGTTCTCAATTCTCTTATCAACACAGTCAAGGACGTTGATCCTAGGCTCTTGAAGACCAAGGAAGGTCGTGCTCAGTTCAGGGATGGTGTAGATAGCATGTTAGCTATTGGCGTGGCTTTGGCTGTTCTTTATCCTGCTGCTGACAAGATTTCTGAGATGGTCTTTGGTGAGGGTGCTACCCAACGTCGTGCTGGTCCTTACCACGTTATTGAAGGAGTGACTAAGGCTATGGAGGGAGAGAAGGATCTTACTGCTCTGATCTGGCCTTTGTTTACTTTTAACCCTGCTGCTGCTCTCCTTGGTCAGGTCCTCATTAACAAGAAGATGTTCACTGGTAAGGAGGTTTATCACCCTGACGATGACTTTGGAGAGAAGCTGCAAGACGTGGGTAACTTCGTTATCAAGCAGATGCCTCAAGGACCCGGGCTCATGTCTGCTGCGCAGGATAGTGACGAAGGTAAATCCTTTCTTGCTAAGCAACTAGACATCAAAGCACCTACTCCTAAGACACAGAGCATTATCGAGAGAGCAAAGAAGCGACAAGAGATCGCTCATAAGTCCCGTGAGAAAGCACGCCAACATGGAAAGTATAACCAATGAACATCCTAATCATTGATCAATTCGCTTGTGGTCTAGACATAGCCCTTCGTGCTAAAGGCTATGGTCACTCTGTTCGTCTCTATACTCGTCACAACAAAGACGGATCTAGGTGTGAGACTGGGGATGGGTTGGTTCCTAAGGTCAAGGATTGGGAGCCTAGCATGAACTGGGCTGACATCATCTTTGTTACTGATAACACTCTTTATATCCGTCGCTTGGAAGAGTACCGGGATAAAGGTTATCCTATCTTCGGCTGTAATATGGAAGGTCAGAAGTGGGAACAAGACCGTATCTACGGTGATGATGTCATGAAGCGTGCAGGCATTGAGACGATTCCTATGCAGAGGTTCTCCAAGTATGAGGAAGCTATCTCCTATGTCTTGGAGAACAAGAACAAGAGGTACGTCTGTAAGCCTATTGGAGATGGTAAGAAGGACCTTAGCTACTGCTCAAAGGACTGGAGAGACATGGTGTTTATGCTCAACAAGTGGAGCAAGAGTGATTCCTATAAGGGGGAGTTCGTTCTTCAGGAGTTCACTGCTGGTCACGAGATGGGTTGTGGGGGTTGGTTTGGTCTGGGAGGTTTCTCCAAGAACATCACGGAGTCTTGGGAGCACAAGAAACTAATGTCAGGAGAGCATGGTCCTACTACTGGTGAGATGGGAACCATCGTGAGGTATACCAACAAGAGTAAGCTGTTCGACAAGGTTCTTAAGCCACTAGAGGGGATGCTCCATGGAATTGGTTACACTGGTTACATCGACGTTAATACTATCATTGATGAACATGGTTGCCCTCGGCCTCTTGAGTTCACCTCTAGACCCGGATGGCCTCTCTTCTCTATTCAGCAATCTCTTCATCTTGGGGATCCCGTTGAATGGATGCTGGATCTCATTGAAGGAAGAGACACCCTTAAAGTCAGTTCTCAGATTGCTTGTGGGATTGTTGCTGCTCAACCTGATTTTCCTTACAATCGTATGGCCCAGTGTGAAGTGACTGGGTATCCTCTCTTTGACATGACTGAGGAGATGGGCTTAGAGCACATCCACTATTCAGAAGTCAAAGCAGGAGTCATGCCTAATGAGAGCGGGCAGATGAAAGCCCCGTGTCTAGTAACATGTGGTACTAACGTCCTCACCTTCGTTGGTCTCGGGAAGACTATCTGCGATGCTCGTGAGGATGCTCACGAACTGTATAAAGAGAAGATCTGTCTTATCAACTCCCCAATGATTAGAGATGACATCGGAGAGAAGGTAGAGAAGATGCTTCCTGACTTGCATAAGCATGGCTATGCTACTGGAGTTAAGTAATGGCTACTAGCCCTACCCCTTTCCCTCTTGGGCCTATTCCTCCTGATCCTATCAAGGAAAGCTTTCAGTGGAGGGACTGGCTTCAGAAGCTAGGAGATCTGGTCAACTCTAGTGCTACAGGCATCTATCAACTAGTTGGAGATGTTACTGCTGGTCCGGGTGTTGGTACCCAGACTACTACTCTGTCTACTACTGGTGTTGCTGCTGGTAGTTATACACTCACTAGCTTGACTGTAGACGCTAAGGGAAGACTTAGTTCTGCTTCTAATGGGGTGAACTATACTACTAGTTCTCCTGCATTCTCTACCACTCCTACTATTGCTGCTGTGGATGTAGTGTACTTTGGTGTCATGACTGCTGATGTCACTGCTTTTAATTTAAGTGGTACTGCACCTAGAGTACAGGTGTGGTTTACTCAAGACGGCGTAGGTAGTCATATTGTTACTACAGGAACTTCTATTGAGTATGGCACAGATATTACTAGTCTTAGTGGTATCAATCCGGCTATCAACTCTTCTACGTTGGTAGGTTTTAATTACAACCCGATCACATCTAAATACCGTGTGGTCGCTATAGCGAAGTAATACATCATGGCATCTATGGCGATGTGAAGAGGAGAAGAAAATGGCTATCAATATGGAATTCTCAGATAGTGGTGTAGAGAAGCTCAAGAAGCTTGAAGGATATAGTGCTATCCCCTACAGGGATTCGGCAGGTAAGTTGACAATTGGATATGGGCATCTCATGAGATCCGGAGACAAGCTCCTTACCACTGATACTTTGGATGAGGATGATGCTGAGGCTCTCCTTCTCAAGGACATTGCTCCTGCTGTCAGTGCTGTTAATCAGGGTGTTACTAGTACCATCAACCAGAACCAGTTCGATGCTCTAGTGTTGTTTACATACAACATTGGGGTAGGTAACTTTCTCGCTTCTACTCTTTTGAGATGTGTCAATGCCGGTAATCTAGTTGGTGCTTCTCTTGAGTTTATGAAGTGGGATAAAATCCACACTGCTCAAGGAGCCTACATTGAGGTTGCTGGACTCAAGAATCGTAGGCTTGCAGAACAGGAGCTTTTTAATGAAGCTGGCTAGCCTATGGCACATTAGAGATCTAGTTGTTGACCACAAGACGGGTAAGCTCCGAGAGACTGCCCTTTGGTCCAACATAGGTAAGACCGCCATGACTTGGGCCTTCTGTTGGTTGACCCTTAAAAACCAACTAACGGAGTGGTATGTCTTGGCATATGGTGGTATAGTAGTATTCCACGAACTAGGGTCTAGGGTTATTTCTAGGGGTGTGCTAGACAGGGCACCTCCCCATGATGGACAGCCCTAAGTACTGTTGTCTATGTGGTAAATTAGGACACCTTGCTAAAGATTGTCCTTGGAGGAAATCCCATGCTCCCTCTATCTTTGCTCCTTAACTGGAGAGTCTGGGCTGCTCTTGTTCTTGTTGCTGCTGTTGCTCTTGCTGGTCTTACTGGCTTCCGTGCAGGAGAGCGTAGAGTACAAGAACAATTTGATAGCTACAAGGTAGCACAACTTCAAGAAGCTGAAAAGCAACAAGAAGCTGCTAGACTCAAAGAACAAGCCCTCAATGAATCCAACCGTAAACTAGGAGATGACCTTGCTAAAGCAACTCAAGATACTAATAACGGTATTCGGGATCTTGCTGCTCTTCGGATGCGCCAGCACTCCACCAGTAGTAGTATCGTGTCCCAAAATCCCTCCCCCTCCAGCAGCCCTGCTAGTACCCCCGAAGACGGGGTTCTTGCAGAGTGCAGAGACCGACGAGACCAACTGGCAGGAGAGGCTCAACAACTCTCGGACCAAGTAAACGCTCTACAAGAGTATATCAAAGGAGTATTAAGTGGCCCGTAAACAGAAGAACCCAGTCACCCCCGAACATAAAGCTTACTTCATGAAACGGGTCAAACATCATCAACGTATACTTAACTTAGATAATTGGAGAATTGAAGAAGCTTCTACTGCTGCTAGTGTTGGATGTCTTGCTTCTGTCCGTGTCTGTTCTGAAGATCATCTAGCTATTGTTGCTCTTAGTGCTGATTGGGGTGATACTGCTCTTACTCCTGAAGCTCTTGACAGTGCTGCTCTTCACGAAACTCTGCATATCTTCCTTACCGCTTATAAGGAAGCAGTGCTGTCAGAAGACGAGACCCGCACAACGACCGAGGAACATGCTATCATCGTGCTTCTCGAAAAGCTTTTAGCAACTCCCAAGGAACTCCTGTAATGAATGTGCTCGTGTTGCCTGATGTCCAAGCTAAGCCGGGTAATGACTTTACATTTCTTAAAAGGATCGGAACATTCATAGTCAAAAAGAAGCCAGACGTTATTGTTTGCATTGGAGACTTCGCGGATATGGAGTCTCTAAGCTCCTACGATAAGGGCAAGAAGAGCTTTGAAGGGCGTAGGGTATCCCTAGACTTCCAAGCTGCCCACGAGGCTATGGATGCCCTTCTTGGGCCTCTCTGGGACTATAACAAGCAGATGAGGAAGACGGGGCACAAGCAGTATAAGCCTAGGATGGTTATGTGCTTGGGTAACCACGAGGATAGGATCTCTAGGGCAGTCAATGAAGATGCCAAGCTAGAGGGTCTCCTGTCCTTGGATATGCTTGGGTACAAGGAACGAGGCTGGGAAGTCTATCCGTTCCTTGAAGTTGTTACCATTGGTGGTGTTGCTTTTTCGCACTACTTCCAGACTGGTGTCATGGGCCGCCCTGCTGCCTCTGCTCAGCTTCAGCTTAACAAGAAACACATGTCTTGTGTTGCTGGACACCAGCAGGGTCTCCAGATGGCTACAGGCTTTACAGCCGAAGGTGCCATGCTTACCTCTATCATTGCTGGCTCATGCTTGCATCCTTCTCATAAAGTACTCACTGCTGATCTTCAGTATGTTCCTTTGAGTACTCTTAGTGTGGGGGATAAACTCGTGAGTTTTGATGAGGGATCTACAGATCAACCTACAGGCAATCGTAAAGACCGGCGTAGGTTTAAGACGGGTATAGTCACTAATCTCCGGACTATGCGAGGAGAGATGTTCGATGTCACCCTGTCTGGAGGGAAGACTTTCCGTGTTACAGAAGATCACTTGTGGTTTACTAAGAACACAGGAAGCCTGTACTCGTGGAAGAAGACTAATCAGCTTCGTGTCAATCAGGGAGGTCGTGGAGGAACTAAAGTTATTCGTCTTCTAGATGAGTTTGAGCACGACAAGTCGTGGGAGTCTGGATGGTTAGCTGGCATGTATTGTGGAGAAGGTAGTTTGTACCACCGCAAAACAACTGGTGGGAGTTGTATGCAATTGAGCCTCTCTCAATCAGAGACCCACAACCCGGAAACATGTCGGCGTATTGAGAGTGCTTTGCAAGAGGTCTGTGGGGTTGATGTTACTAGGGACAAAGCAGAATCTAGAACTACTTCCCAGTATAGGATTCAAGGAGGAGCTACCAAGATTGCTAAGGTTCTAGGGACTGTTCGTCCCCCTAGAATGCTTGATAAATTTAAGCCTGAAATGCTTGGAAGCCTGACTGGAAAAACAGGATACGAATTAGAACATATTGTCTTAATCACACCTGTTGGTATTGATGATTACATACAGATTGAGATTGATTCTAAGACCATGGTTGTGGAAGGTTATGGACACCACAACTGCTATGAGCATGACGAGGATTATATGGGTACCCAAGGGAATAAGCACTGGAGAGGCTTTGTGATGCTCTATGGGGTGGAACAGGGACAGTTTGATGCAGGCTACATTAGCCTCGGATACGTCAATGAAAAGTTCAAGGGGGTCGTATGAACCCCCCTGATAAAGATGACGAAGACTATGATGGAGACGAGTATCCTACTCTAAAGATCTAGGATCTTGTCTTCGTAGCTCTCTCGTTGTTCCCTGTCTCGGAAGCTTTTAAGAAGAGCTTCTGCTGTTTCTAAGCTTAGGTACCATGTACCCACAGGAACCCAGACGTGATGGAACATCTCTTGGACATGGTACTTGATCGTACCGTCTCCCATGGTCCGCTCTACGATTCTAAACCTAGAGTCTTTAGGGTTCATTGCAGATAATCTCCACTATTACGTTGATATCAATAACAACACCACCTCGAAGAACTCTCAAGGCTAGTACTGTACCTACTGGGTATCTATCTGTTCCTAGGATGTCGTCATTGAGAATGACATCCATGTCCTTGATCCCGGCCTTCTCTGCCGGGGTACCGGGACCTACATCCAACACTCTTCCGTTCCAAGGAAGCACGTGGACTCCTACACCCTTGTAGAGAGATCCACCACATGCTAGCCCTGTAGCCACAGCATCCTGTCCCCTAAGCTTGGTATCCATAGAAGACCCCACCTCGACCTTCACAGGCGGAGGAGGGGTAGAAGCTTTATGTTGACAGCCGTGGAGGAACAAAGGAAGCAAAACAGCTGCATGGATAGAGATAGTACCTACTGTTCCTAGTAACCTTTTCATGTGTACTTTTCATATACGTCCATAGATATAGAATACTTGCAGACTGAATTTTCAGTGATTTTACTAATCCTGTTGAGATACACATAATAGTCCCCTGACAAAACCAAGCTCACATCCACAAATATGTTTTCGACTTTCCTAGGGGTTGTCTCTTTATCGGGAATGTAAAGGAACTCAACAGAGAACGTGCCGGGAGCCTTTTGAGTAACTACAAAACTCACCCCATCCATCATAGTTATACAAGAATGACCATCGTCGAAGAAGTCACCTGTGACGTATATGTGCTCGTCGTACTTTCTCTTTAGCTTCTCAGTGTTCCAAATCCCTGGAAATGTATATGCGACAGGTATACTGAGTTTGCTAGACACCGCAAGTACCTCCCTTACCACTTAGTTCACAGATATCGTGCTCTTCGTGGACAACTCCTCTGTGTCGCTTTGCTTCTCCGTAGGTGCATTCCACAAGTGGCTGACCTCCTCGACTACCATCTGGATACGCGGTAAAGCCTCTAAGCCTCCCTGCATATTTTGCCAGAGTATCTGCAAACGTTTCGACATCAGACTCTTGATTTCCTTTGCTTCCAAAGGCTGGGAGGTTGATGGTGGACGATATAGACATGTCAACGTAATCTTGAATGTCTGCTTGGAACTTGATTCGTCGCTCGTAGTCATGACTCAGCTTGTAGGCGGTGTCGATGTTATCGGGAACAATCCCCAACTGCTCAACGAGATGTTCTGCTGTGACATCGACGACGTACTCGTACTTCCACTTTGCACCTGCGAGGTAACGTCGTTTATACGCGACTGCAAAGAGAGGTTCAATGCCCGTAGTTGTTGCAGCAAGGATTCCGATGGTTCCAGTTGGTGCAATAGCGCGGTACGCAACTGGCCGGCTAACGTATAGACGGTCACAGTGTTCATTTGCTGATCGAGTTGATTCGAGTTCATATACTTTAAGCCATTGATGTAGTTCAGGGGTTACTTCATACTTGCTATCTCGTTTCAGAAGCCATTCGTGGATTCCCATAAGGCCAAGTCCCAGTCGCCTGTTCTTCGCCCTTACTTCATGGACCTTTTGATAGGGTAAGTCGGCACGCAAAGTACCACACACCAGAAACTTAGAAGCAAGGCATACCACAGATTCGAAATCATTGATGGAATCAATGTTCCCAAGATTAACGGAACCGAGATTACAAACATCAGAATCATCTTCAGAAGTAACCTCGGTGCAGGCATTTCTAAGTGTCTCATTACTCTTGCTCCCAAAGTTGAAAGAGAACCCCGGCTCCCCTGTCATCATAGCTTGCTTGACATTCTCTAGGAAGACCGGGTTGTTCTTCAGGTCTCCAGCATCATCATTGTAGTTTACTGAGATGTTGGTGGAGTCGAGTGGAGCGGGAAAATTGAAGTCACGTTGCTTAAGTCCTCGGATATCTTCCGTCCAATTCTTGACTCTAAGAAACTTAGAAACGTCTTCATGCTGCCAATCAAGGGAAGCATAGATCGCAGAACGTCTACTTCCTCCTTGCTTGACATTGCGCCCAATCTCGTTGATTGCATGCATAAGCGGAATAGGCCCGCTAGCTGTGCCACCTGTCCGACGAAGAACTCGGCCCTCTCCTCTAAGTCGTGAATAGTCGATTCCAATTCCGCCTCCTGTCATTAAACAACTCATAGCACGCCACGTTACCGCAGCCCATTCCTCTCGGGTATCTTCCTCAGCCCTCAAGAGGTAGCAATTATTGAACGCCTTATAAGGTCTCCCTGCATAGTAAAGATAACGGCCTCCGGGAATGAAGGCCATATTCTTGATGTACTGAACCAGTTGCTTCCTGTCCTCTTCAGACATCAGGGCAGGAAGAGTACCCCAACGAGTACCACACACATCTTCTACTACACGCTCTGCAAGATCACTCCAAGTGTCATGCTCTCCTTGAGCATACTTGTTTTTAAAAACATTCTCTGCGAAGGTAGTCTTGAATTCTTTATTATCCATTTTTCTTTTCCTTGTTATTAGTATCAGTCGATATATTCAACGGGGATTCCAAGTTTGGTTGCATGGTCGATCTCACGTTTGATACCGCGCGAATGATCCCATCCGGGGAGACGGTATACAAGTAGTCGCTCACATTTGGCAAGGATATGGAGGTCTTGTTCCAACCAGAAATCGCCCGTCTGAATCTGTCCATTCATTCCCTCAATTTCAATTGAATGACTATGGGCAATAGGAGAGAACACAACCTCCCCCTCCGCCATAAGCTCTGCTGCTTTCTTACAAGCTAGCTTGTACCTACGGGTCTTGAGGTTCTTGCTGGCCTTGCCAGTGTCTGCTTCTCCGTAGGCTCCATTCTTGCCCACACTGTACGGACTAGCTAAGTAATACATTTAGTATCTCCAAAAACATCTTCACCACGAGCCACTGCATACTCCAGTTCAATCTGAAGGTTAGCCAAGGCTCTCCAAGCAAGCTTACCACTGTGCCTGAGAGGCACTGCATCACTAGTATCTAACGTACCCCTATCCAAAAGATGCCTGAGGATACAGTCTGCATGATCCGTGCTCTTGCCTTTGGACCAGTGCAAAGGTTGTCCGGGGTTATGTTGATCATTCCCTGCCTTGCTAACCTTGGCCACGTAGGCCAGAGCAAGAGGGAAGTAATCCAAGACACCCGTACAAAGGGGTAAAGCTTTCCTTGCTTCCGGTTCACTGGGAAGCATCATATTTTCCATTTGATATCCTTGTTCTTAGAAACTGCGAGAAGTTTCTAGGGGTTCTCCATAGACATCACCATTACGAACGATAGCCTCGTCCTCGTAAGGTGCAGCAATACGACGGTAGAACTCAAGCTTGGCACACTCAACGACACCAATGATGTCATTCAATGTTGAATAGTTCTTACCCCTGATACTGAGGAAGTCGTTGAGGATAGCTGTAATCTCGTAATTAAGCTCTCCTACCGAGTAGGCACCAGCGACTCTCACAGACTCTCTTCGATCTTTGGGAATGTATGGCATATTAGGTACCCTTGTTGCACTCAACCTTGCCTTCAGCAAAGGCTTTCTCGGTCATGTTGTTAATAACTTCTTCTATCTGATCTGCGGGAGCAACAACACACCCACGTTGATCCGCTTCACAAGCAGCCTTAAGATCCATGGGAACCTGAATGGACGTAGCTTCCATCTTCTTCTTGACAACATAACTAGCAGTAAGGCTACTCACAGCCATGACACTAGCAGTAAACACAACCATACCAATACGAGTAATCATTTAAAACTTCCTTTCAAAGGATAATTTCGCCTCTTATCGCACAAGACACACATATAGTAGGGGTTGTTGTTTGGGCGTCTATACTTGAACCATACATGGAAACCCAACCTACAAAGTAGTTTATGCATCATTACAGCCTCGTTTCTTCCTTAGTTCCAAAAAGGCACGACGGATGTCTGCCCATAGTACAACTATAAGGACTATGATCCATCCTGCAATTGTAAGCGTATATATCACTTCTGCGCGCCCTTTGCTTGCGGCTTGCTCAGTTCGTACAGTTTGCTGGCTCTGAGGCGGGCGGCGTGCGGCGCGGTTCTGGTCCACCCCCACGGAACGCCGAGCGTGCGCTTGCAACACGGTTCGCCTGAGGGTTGCCCACAAGTCGGGCACGAGTGAGCTTTCCAGCGCGGCTCAGTCACCCCGCTCTCCCTCTGTTCCTACCGCCGCAATCCATTCCTGCACTTGCTTGGCGACGTGGAGATAGTTCGCGCTCGGCCTCATGTCGATCTCTTGGCCAGGACGGTACGCGGCCCACACCTTGCGACGCAGGACCGGCGGCAGGGCGTACCAGTGCGCCTTGCATCCCCACATCGCGGGCGGTACTTGCTTGCCGCAGCCGGGCCAGTGGCACTCATGCGAGCGCGTCTGCGGCTGCGCGCGGACGTAGTCAGCTTTCGCGGTCATGGCGCTCTCCCTCTGTTCCTTGTGTATGAATAGCGGCGCGCTTGGCGAGGTCGGGCAGGCGGTTGATGAGGACTTCGCAAGCTGCCCGCGTCCGGTCGCACCATTCGGAGAACCCGCGCAGGCCGGGGTGCATGCACCTCTCCGCTGCGTCCATTGCGGCCAGCCAGATTTCGCTTAATTCGTCAGCGAGGGGATCGTCTCCGTCGATGTCGAAGTTCAAATCCGCCACTGTCAGCGCCGCGTCCTTTGCGTCTTGCTCCCGCAACATTGCGTTCTGGAGGCTTTCTTCGACCTCATGGCCGCGATGCCAATAAGGCGGCACTAGCTTGGGTTTATCCGGCTCAGGCGCTTCGGGTGAGAGACCAGAGGCGGCTATCACTAGTCGTTTCGCCTCCAACATCTTCGCGCTCTCGGCGCAGTTGGCGAACCATCCGATCATCAAGCCCCGGTCCACTTCGGGGCAGACCTTGGCGAATTCCTCGGCCCACACAGCCGCGTTGTCGGTGGAGTAGAGGAGGCGCTCGTCAACCGCCCGCTGGGCCGCCTCCGAGTCACGCTCGGTCTGATGTTCCCGACGATCCAGCCTGTTATCTCCATAGGCGGCCATCGAATAGCCACGCGGGAAACTTGCATCCTTGGTCATTTCTCACTCCTCCCCGAATCAGGCTGTTGCATGGAGGCGATGACATCGCGGGCAAGGCGAACGGCCGACTCCCGCGATCTTCCGTATGCATTCCACGAAGAATCGCGCCGCGTCATCTCGGCAAATAGCTGCTCATCCGTTAGTGCTGCTGGCTTAGAGCGCTCGGCGGCGGCGCGGTTGACGCAGTTCTCCGCCGCTGGCGAGCCTCTGTGTGCACCGCAGACTTGGCAACGGGCGATTTCGTCCCCGAAGTTGCCGCTCTCGGTTTTAAATGAACAAGTGACGCGCACGGCTG